ATATAATAAGTTAACAGATTTACCACGAATACCAGCTGCAGTTGTTGCTGCTGTAAAAACAATAGAACCATTTTCTAATTCTACATCACCTTTGTTCCATGTTTTAACACCTTGTTGCATCCATGGTGGAAGGTATTCAAACATCAATTGATATCTAGACATAATCTCACGAGCAGTAGATGCTTTGTTTGCAAGAATAGCAACTGTTTTAGATTCTTGAAATAGTGTGTACCATAAAATATAAGCTGCGGCTACAGTAGTTTTGCCTTGCTGACGACCTTCCATAATAATAACTTTACGATTATTATGAATTGTTTCTACTTTTTCTTTTTGGCAATCGTAAAGTTTAAATGGTTGAATACCATGATCTAGCGTAACTATGTAACAATAGTTATCAATAAAATAAGTTGGATTTTCAACACACTTTGCTAATTCTAAAACTTGTTCTTCAGTATACGATAATTCTATACCTGCACGTTTTAAACTAGAATTTCCATTATAACCATTATTATTCATTTAATTATTTTATAATACTGCGTAACATCCATGCTTTCTTTTGATGAGCACCTAAAAGGTCTTGTAAAAAATTGCCAACAGCAGGTTCATTAGCTTGATCAGCTGCAACGATGCCGGCACGAAGGTGAATAATAAAGCGGTCATTATCTTCTTTTAAAGTTTTCATCATTGTTAAAGAATCAGGAACTGTTGTTGATTCTTGAACATCTGCCAATTCTAAAAATCTTTCCATTGAACCAGGAACATATGAATTTAATTGACGAATGTGTTCAGCTATATCGTCTGTTTGACCCCAAACATCATTATAGAAACCATCTAAAAAAGAATGGTATTGTGGAAAATTTGAGCCTTCAATATTCCAATGAAAATTGTGGCTTTTTAAATATAACGCAAAGTTAGTACCTAAAATTACTTTAAGTTGTTGAATTAATTGTTCCATAGTATCCTATTTATTATCTCTAATTTGTTTTAATAATTCTGCTGTCGACCCAACAAATACCGCTTTTTCCACATTAATAGAGTTGGTAATTTCTTGTGGTCTTAAATTTTGTTTTTGCTTTTGAATTTCCAACAAATCTTTATTCAAATCACTTAAAGTTTTAATAAAATTTGCAGCAACTTCATAAGCTCTTGGATGCTCAGATTCTTGTGCAACTAATAACAAATTATCTATAGCTGCACCACCTTTATCCAATAAACCTTTAATATTTTTTCTAGCCAAAGCAGCATCAGTTTCTACATCATCTAACACAACAATTTCTGTTGCTTGTTTTATTACTGGTAATAATTCAGGCTCTTTGATTGGTTCAATATCAAATATTTCAGATAAATTATTATTTAATTTTTTCATAGTAAAGTATTAGGCCAATTTGTAAAAGTTTCTTCAAATCCATATGGTTCAGTACCATTTGCTGTTGGTGGATTAGGAGTAATTACAATTGCTACTGATTTTGTTGGTGAAACATCTACAGATACAACTGAATATGTTGAATTTGAGTATACTCCAGTTATTGCATCATTTGCTTGAACTTTTTTGTTTAAGTTTGTTAATACTAATGTTCCATCAGCTGTGTTACTAAAATATAAAACTTTACCAGTAACACCTCGTTGTTGAACTTGAATATTTTCACCAGTTGTATATACACCAAATCCTGTCTGCATATCAACAAATACTTTTTGAGATTCTAAATTGGTAGAATCAATGTATAGATTTCCATTAGCTTGAGTAATATATTTACTCGAATTATTGGGTGAAACTGGAGGCCAAATATAAGCTTTAGCGGTAAATGTTAAATTCCAAATAATCAAACGAGTGTTCATTAACTCGCCTTCGTAATCAACTTCAGGACTAACTGAATTCAGAATAACTGGCATATCATAAGTTTGATCCATTTCTTTAATGAAATCAATAGTTACTGTAAAATCTGGTGTAAAAAATGGAAGAATTTGCTCTAATATTTGTGTACCATCTTCTGTATTACGAACATATAATGATAAATTAAAATCAAAATTATAAGGAACAGGAACATATTGGCTTTTAAATGTACCAGAACTAAAACCAAAGTTTTGTAAAGTTGTTTGTTGTTTTCTTGTTGTATCGTATGTCATTCCAACCAAATCAAAACTCATACGAGGTAAAGTTGTTGCGATAGATTTGGTAAGTGTTGGGTCTGATTGTATACGAACTAAGTATTTTTCTTTTGCTCCGTATGATAATGGTACTTTGGTGATTTCATAAGAAGTTAAACCATCTTTTGAATAGCGTGTCAAAAGAATATCATTAAACATAGAACCAAACGCAACAACAATTTTTCGAATGGTGCGATTATAAAAGTGTTGATTTCCTAGCATAATTAAACTTCACCAAATGGATTATGTTCTGTAAAATCAATAATACCATCCGATTCATTTTGAATTCGATTATTGTCCACAACATCTTCAAATGCATTATCCATTGTAGCAGTATCGGAAGTCGTGCTAATTGTCCATTGAGCACCAGATGTTTTACCATAAATGATTGAATCGTTTGTAAATGTACCTTGAACACGATTGACATCAATATAGCTGCCAACAACATATGTGTGAGAAATAGCTTCCGCTGTGTTGTTTGCATATGTCCCATCAGGACTTTGATATACTATTTCATCAGGAACATATTTACCTGAACCTCCAGCTTCTAAAGCAAGACGAGTTCGAGGATAAGCATCTTTAATTTGGCCATCAATTTCATCATTTCCAGTGGAAACAAATTCATTAGAAAATACCCATTGTTTCATTTTTAATGCATAAACATATACATTACCGCCACGGCCACGGCCTAAAGTGTAATACATTGCTTGATTATTTTCATGTTCAACAAAAGTGATTTCAAAAAAGTTTTGCAATAATGGAACATAAATTAAATCACCTTCATTTGGCCGGCGTTGGTTTATTGTATATACAAATCTTCGGCGAGAAACTAACATAGTCATTTCGTCACGAATTTCAAGTCCAAATTTGGACATAAAATCCCCTTCGCCTTCCATACCAGTAACATCTTCCATATACATTTCAAGTGGATATGCTGTAGTGTATTGTTTTAATGGATCTTCACCATATAATAAATCAACCTGATCACCAGATGTTCTTGGCATATAATAAACATCCATTGAGTAAATTTTTAATGCCTCAATGACGAGGTCTTCCACCAATAATTGCTCATTGGTGATTTGGTTTATTGGAAAAGGGTTAAAGTAGAAGTTGGTGCTAATTTTAAACTCCTACTAGTTGTTGCTTTCTATAGATTCTATAAACTTTGTTCACCATCATCCCATCATTATTTCTGAAGGCAATATATTGATAATATGAATTTCTTCTTCTAGTTTTTCTAATTCTTCACGAGCTTCGGTCATAATTCGAACACCGTCAAGCGTTACGCCTCCAGGCATTTGTATACCAGAAAATTTACTTAAATTGTTACCCCATTGGAGTTTAATTAATGCTGTAGTATATCTTTTTAAAAATCTATCACTCCAAACATCTGAATATCCAGCTGAAGTCATTGTTGCATTACTTTGAGTGGTTGCAAATGGACCACGAACTGTGATAGATGTTGGTGAATTAATTTTGGCAATTTGTAATGATTCTGTGCCAAATGTAATAAAGTCGTTTTCTAAAACTTCTTGGTCAAAAATTGTACCAGTACCAACTACTGTATTTGCATTAGCTGTTGTTGCACAAGTACCAGTTAAAGTAATAGTGGATGGGTTTAATGTGCGATAACATTCAATAATAACATATTGACCTGGCTGCACATCTCTTGCCCAATCAATATCTAAAAATACTTTATTCTGTTTACGATTGAATCTAAACTGTGGTGTACCAGAAAACAATAAGTTTAAGGTACGAATATGTTGCATAGTAATTTCATATGAAACATAGCTTACTGATGTAAAGTCGTAAAGATCATGCAAGCGTAATTGATAACGCAAATCAAACATATTGACCGAAGCATTTGAAGCGTCAAATGGAAATACACCAGTTACAAATGTGACGGCATCAGGTGCGTAAATCCAACGGCGATTAATATCTTCTGCCGTAATTTGGTGTTTCATATAAATCTTTTCAGTACCATCAAAGTGGTAATCTTCAAAGAATTGGAGAGCTTCGTCTATGCGGTCATCTACTTGGTCGTCATCCACATTAAT